TAATCTTTACCATACCCTAAAATACGAGCTGAGATCATAATAGCGTTTTTATCTCCTATGATTAGATCATTATAGTTGACATTAGATACAATTAAAGACTTCATTAGACGATCCAATACTGTACCATCAGCAATATAATTTGCGTTAGTAAGAATATCTTCTTCTTTAGCAGTCATGTATTTCATTTCAACCTTTCCAGAAGAAAGAGGGTTGTTTTCAGGATAAACTAAACCTTTAGAAGGTAGTTCGATTTGTTCAGTTGGTAAATTAAAACTCATATTTTATGTTATAACTTTGTTCAAAAATAAATACCGCGAAGGTAAATTCTTTAGCGATTAATTAATTAGTATTGGCGAGACTGTTGTCTCTTTATATCAAGATCACCATAGATCTTACTTTCTAGTTTATCGACTCTGGAGTCGGTATGTCGAACAACGTTTTGTTCTACTTCATCAATTCGAGAATATAACTCTTGTCGAGTCTTCTCAAGTTGTCTATAAATATCTTCAAACGCGTGGTTTGTTGAAATATTTAAGTTATCAATGTCCTTCTTAAGGACTTTTGTCGTCATGTAATTCACAGACGTAATCGCGACCATAGCCAGCGCTATAACCGCAAGTACACCTAAAATAAATGATGTTATTTCCATAGTATATAAATGTTATGCTAAAGAACTTACCTCGCAGTAATCCCAAGATAAAAAAAGAGCTTGGCATAGCCAAGCTCCTTTATAAAGTATTTTAAATCTTCTTAGAAGTTTAATACAGCGTAATCGATAGCAACAGTCATTGATAATTCAATAGCGGTGTCAACAGTATCCCAGTTGTAATCTCCAAAGCCCGCATCTTTAATAAGCGCACCTTTTAGTATCCATTCAGAAACTACATCCCCTACAGGACCTAATACATTAAATTTAAGATCTTTTTTATAAAAATCAGAATAACCATCTCTACCAGTTACAGATTCGTGGTGTAAACGTACCCATTCCATCACCGATTGAGCTCCTGAGGGAGTAATTGGATCAAATAAAGTAAATGATACATCATTCCATACGGACTTGCCTTTTACCTTACGTTGTACATTAATGTGGTTTAAAGCTACTTCACCTTGTGTTAAAGACACTGCACCTACACCTTTTACCATATAAGAAGGAACACCATCCATATACATAATAAACCTATTGGCCTGTTTTGGTTCAAAGGGTGTGAAGAAAATTTCGTTTGTATCTAATACTGCCATTTTGCTATGCTATTTTATTCGGTTATAAATATCTACTTTTCTTCTCCTTATGCTGGGAATGAAGCACCAGTTGGTTGTAGGTTAAAGTCTAAGTAAATGAACTCAGCTGTTCTAGTTGGTTGGATATAAATCTGACCTATTAGTTGATTTCTATCTATCACATCTGGAGTGTTGTTACTTTCGTCCATGATTACTTTAAAAGCATATAAACCTTGTCTAGATTGAACACTTTCTAAATATGGGTTAACTTGGGCTAAGAAGTTATTTCTTGTAGCTGCTGTATTTTGTTCAAATACTAAGTTTTGACCTATTTGAGAAATATATCCTTTTAGTTCAATCAATAATCTTCTAACGTTTACTCTATCAAGCGCTGATGCTTGTTTTTGTAAGGTTTTCTGACCATATACTACAACACCAGTTCCTGGGAAAGTAGCGATTGGGTTAATATTTGCTTGGTATAAATCATCTCTGTTAGTAGCTGATAGTTTTCTTTCTGCTTGGATTACTGTTCCTAATCCACCTCTGTTGATACCAGCAGGTGCGAACCATGGTTCTGAAGCACTATCATTAAAGGCAAATACTCCACCCATCATAGTTGAAGCTGGAACCCATACGTTTTCACCTGAATCTGGATCGATTGTTCTTAACCAAGGCCAATACATAGAGGCATATGAAGTATCTCTACCTGCTGCTTCTGTTTTAGCTTGAGCTTGAGTTGAAGCATAGTTTACAGGATCAACTATCACCATATGATCTCCTCTTGACTGAGCATTTGAGATTGCTTTTGTGATTGGAGATGAGTGTGATTGATCTGTTAAACCAGGTAATAACATCAAGTTATATCTATAATCATCTTGATTAGATAATAAGTTTAACATATCAGTATAGTCACCAGCTACCAAACCTTGAGTTTGAGTTGCTATCTTATCGTAATATAAACCTGCACTAGATGGAATATTAGAACCAGAACCACCATCAAACGAACCACCATAAGAACCTGATCCTACTACTGGAATATTCCCAGTAAACTCTGATCTCGCTTCCCCAGCGTTGTTGAAGTAGTTTAAAGTAGCACCTGGTACTGATTTTACTCTTACGTATCTTGAAGCGTTAGGGTAAGAACCTGATACTTCAATATAGTTTTCGGTTGAGTTATAAGCTAATGTTTGATCACCTATTACCTTTGAAATATAGTTTTCAGATTTAGGATCTAGTGATAAGTTAGTATAAGTTTCTAAAGCTACTTTACTAGTACTGTTATCATCACCTCTTCTAATAAGTAAAGAGAATGTACCTGATGCCGTGTTGGCTGTATTAATCTCCCATCTAATACTATCTTTAGAACCGCTATCTAGGGCTCCGTTAGATAATAATGAAGAAGTGTTATTAAATAATACTCCTTTATCTAAGGTTTCAAGGGTAAAAGATGCAACCGGAGCAGTATCTACAATATCACCTGCATCTAAAACAATGGTTGCTGCTGATGAAACTGTTCCTAAAAGTGTAGCTTCAATTGTTAATGTATCTCCTACAACATATCCTGTACCTGCTGTTGTTATTGTAATACTTGTAATTGTAGAAGTACCAGCACCACTAGCACATACTACTGTTGCTTGAGCTCCAGTACCTGTACCTCCGGTTAAATCTACTGCCGTATAAGTAGCCGCATCACAATCTGTGGGATTTGAGGTAATTGAAGTTAATAAAGCATCTGCTGCTGTATCTAATACTCCACTTTCTACACTACTTCCATATACTGTGGCACTAGCATAGCCCCAATCACTAGAAGAAGATACTACACGTGTTACTAATAAACTATTACCACCATTTTGGAAATAGTTATAAGCTGAGATAGAAGTCAAGTAAGTGTACTCACCACTACCACTTTCAAACGTAGTACCAAATCTGTTTTGGTAATCTGAGTATGAAGTTACTAATGTTGGGATTTCAACTGGTCCTTTAACTGCAGGACCTACAATAGCAGCACCTGCGTCTACTGGTTGCTGCTGAATAAAAGTATTATCGTTTTCACGAGCTAATACGCCTGGTGATACTAATGTTTCTGCCATCGTGTAAGGTTGTTATTTGTTATAAATACCTAAAAGGGGGTTAAAAATCAAGCTTTTGTAAACTCACCTGTATTTAAATCAACGTTTCCGTCGCCATAGGTTTCTGTCATCTGTTGTCCTAAAGCATATTGGTCTTTTCTTAGTTGAGATAGTTGTTCTGTTAAAGAATCTTTGTCTAACTCTAAGGATTGGATTTGATATTCAATCTGACCTAAACCAATAACTATTTGTTCTTCACGTTGACGGAATTCAGTTAGTTTTGCTTTTTCGTTTTCTGTAATAAATTGTTGTTCCATATTATAAATATTACTTAGTTTGTTAAAATGTGTTTTCTTAATATTCTGTATTAAAGAAGAATGTTTGGAATAATCTACCTGTTTCTTTGTCTTCACCAAAATACTCCATTGATGAATGGAATAAATCACCTCTATAAAGAACTAAACGATTAAACTTATTGGAAACCATATCGACCATATCCCATTTGGACATATCCCTAGAATCTTGGTATATTTGGTTCATTGTTTCTTCATCATATGAACCATCGGTGTGGCGAGGGGCACTGTATAAACCCGTTTCTTTATGGCGATATAACGCAGTACCTGAGTTTAAGGGTGCATCCGGGGTTAAATAACAAACACCAGCCCACATAGTAGTTTGATCACAATGAATCCAGCTACTATCATGTTTAGTTGTATACTGGTAAGAACCATTATATTGGATTTCTTCGAACTGAGTAATGTTTCCTCCAGCTTGTTGTACCAAACCTTGGATACAATTTCTTAATTCATTGTAATGCCATGTACGAGTACGTTGTCCTGGGTAATTCCCATACGTTTGAAATTCTTGGGATAAAGCAAAATTACGGGGGATCATAGGATCAATCCCATAAAAATCATCTACAATAATAACATTAGTTTGCATATTGTTTAACTTTTTTATTTATTAGAATGTTTATATCGGGTAATATACAAAAGGGGAGCTAATGCTCCCCTCTTACTTTTAAGATATTTTAGATTTTTTAAAGTTTTTCAATCTTTTCATCTAACTCTTTAACAGCCTCAATAAGAACGGCTACTAGTTTTTCATATTTAACAGCTTTATATCCGTTTTCTCTTGTAGTTACTACTTCTGGTAGGATTGCTTCTATTTCTTGGGCAATCACCCCAATATCAGTTCCTTTATGAGAGTGAACAGATTCAAATCCTTCTTTCCATTCAAAGTTAACACCGTTAATAGCTTTTATTTTATCCAAAGCATTACCTATTTTAACAATATTACCTTTTAGTTTTCTATCTGAAGAAGAATACGCTATAACATCAGCTCCAGCATGTATCTCACCAGCTGTTGTTCCTAAAGTAGTAGTACCTGAGGTTGTAACCGAGAGTGATTTACCTACGATAACAACGTTACCTGAGTTATTATATAGATTAGCTGTGTTTAGTGTTGTAGCTCCTGTTCTATAAGTAAAGTAGTTGTTAGTACCACTTATAGTAGCTGTTGGGCCTGTAGGACCAATAGGACCGATAGGACCGATAGGACCGATAGGACCAATAGGACCTTGAGCACCGATAGGACCGATAGGACCAATAGCACCTTGAGGACCGATAGGACCGATAGGACCAATAGGACCTTGAGCACCTTGAGGACCGATAGGACCTTGAGCACCTTGAGGACCAATAGCACCTTGAGGACCAATAGGACCTGTAGGACCAATAGCACCTTGAGGACCAATAGCACCTTGAGGACCAATAGCACCTTGAGGACCAATAGCACCTTGAGGACCAATAGGACCTTGAGCACCTTGAGGACCAATAGGACCAATAGGACCGCTAGGACCTGTAGGACCAATAGCACCTTGAGGACCGATAGGACCTATAGGACCTTGAGCACCTTGAGGACCAATAGGACCAATAGGACCGCTAGGACCTGTAGGACCAATAGCACCTTGAGGACCGATAGGACCTATAGGACCTTGAGCACCTTGAGGACCAATAGGACCAATAGGACCGCTAGGACCTGTTACACCAATAGGACCGATAGGACCTATAGGACCAATAGGACCGATTGGGCCTTGAGCACCTGTAGGACCTGTTACACCAATAGGACCGATAGGACCTATAGGACCAATAGCACCTTGAGGACCGATTGGGCCTTGAGCACCTTGAGCACCTTGAGGACCAATAGGACCAATAGGACCAATAGGACCGATTGGACCTTGAGCACCTGTAGGACCTG